CTTAACCAGCTTAAAGTCTAGCTCTCTACTGGCAATCACGATACTCTGATCAATGGTCTTACCCATTACCAGATCCTTGTTCTTCTCGCACCAGTCATACAACTTGTATACCTGACCGTGTGTTAGTGCTACTCTTGTCTTCTTCATGATAGTTCTCCCTGGGTTATGGGTTAATTAAGGTAGTCAGTCTACCTGTTTCATCGTGAAAGTACTTATAAGACCAATCACTATACTCTTCTATTACCCACTGATTGGCTTCGTACATAGTATCGAAATAGAGGTGGTCTGTCCATGTTCCGTCTTCGTAGAATACTTCACACATCCAGCTATTAGGACTACCTGGCATTCTCGTTACAATGTGTGCTCGTACTACTGTAAATAATTGCATGATGGTTCTCCTTTATTATATGTAAATGTGATAGTAGGCACCGATGCCCATTGCAAGATACTTCGTTTATATGCGAATCTGAATATAAAAAATTCCAAAACAGATAAGAAAATACACTTATTCTTCATGCAAGTGTATCTCTATTATAAAAAATTCAAAAACAGATAAGAAAATACACTTATTCTCCGCCCCAGTGTATCTTGCCACTCAGTATCTAAAATACTACAAGTTAGTGCCGCTCTAATACACTTATTCTCTATAACTAAAATTCTATAACAATAATACACGACGTAAAACTAAAGTGTATTTCCTTAAAAATCATACTATATTATATAAAGCAAAAATACTCGATTCTACTAGCCAAATTGCTCGTTTTAGAGCTATTAAGAAAAGTCTAATATAGTCATCTCAGAAAAATTTTAAAGTCCTCATTTAAAAAGATACAGTTTAGCTCAGCTAACAGTATACTTTTTTCATTATTTTAAAAATAACTGTTTCTTTTCTGGTATAAATATGATATAGTATTAATATAGAAGAATTTTAACTTTCCAAAGGAAATACTAATGGCTTTTGAAGCTCTGTGGATGTCAGCTCGACTAAATTACGAGGTACTAAATATTTCTATGGAAGAAATAGCAGAGTCAATGGGTTTATCAGTAGCTATGGTCATAGCGAAAGCCGATATTGAGAACTGGAAACAGTGGTTCCCAGAAGACGATAAGTCAGAATTCGAATTAAACGAAGACGATGATCTTCTGGAAGGTGAAAACATGTTCATGTTACAAGCCAACCAGTATACTGAGAAAAGCCGTAAACGTTTACAGGTATATCAAATCGCAAAACAGCTCATGCTCATGGGCTTATACACTAAATTAGAAGTCAACTTAATCACTAAGGCCAACGAGGCTGTAGAATTGATTAATCCAGAAGATACTAAAGAAATTCAAGCTCTATCTACAGTACTCCAATCACTCACCAAAGATTTAGGTCAGCTCAGCCAGTCCATGACTCTAGGCACAGATAACGAGTCTGGCTTACCACAATTAATTATAAGAGATTTAAGTGGGAATGTTAGCTAAATAATAAACTAAACACAACTAAACAAAAATAGGAGAACACCATGGCAGACACATCAAGAGGCAGATTAGGAGTTGCAGAGTTAGCAGCGACGACTAATACAACAGTTTACTCTATAACTGATCTAATGGATGCTAAAGTTGACATCACCATTACCAACCAGTCAATAGGAACCCCTTCTATTAATTTGGCTATAGTGGATGGTTTAGCGGCTGATATCGCCGATGAAGATTATATCATATACAATAGACAGATGGCTAAGGGCGAGACTATTGAGCTAAAAGGACTCGATATGTCTGCTGATGAAGCAGTCGTTGCTTATTCTGCTCTTGCTGGTGTCGTTGTACGAGTATCAGGCGTCGAAGAAGATGTTGCTGGCTCGGGTACAGTTCAAGAATTAACTGCGTCAGGTGCAATTGCTGCAGGGACACAGTCTGTCGAGTTGACCCATGCTACAGTTGCTATTGCTGCCACTATTGCCACTTTGGTCGCTCATCCTGGCTTGCTGGTTATTAAAAATACTGGCACTGGGACTGAGGATCATACGGTCACAGCTACAGTTGGTACATTTAATGGTACTAATAACGTCATTACTATTGACGCACATGATGACTGTATTGCTTTATATATCGACAGTACAGGTAACGGAACTATTCTAGCTAATGTTGGTCCAGCAGTTTTAAGTTAATAGGAGAATAAGATATGACCATAGTATATGATGGAATGCTGGCACAAGCTACCTTAGTTAAGGCGACTCTGACTGAGGTTGTCGCTGGGCACGCAACAGCTCCTTGCAAGGTTAATATAACAATTTGCAACATTGGTGGTGGGAATGCGAGTATCGACTTAGCTATTGCTGCTACTGGTGCCCCTGCTGCGGCTAAGTACATCTTAAAAGGATATGCGCTACAGGCTAAGAAGACTTTATTTATACAAGGTCTTAATATGACCGCTGCTGAGATTGTGCAAGCTAGGTCTAGTATCGCTGGTACTACAGTACGAGTTGATGGGGAGCACTATACAGCGTAATGTCTAAATTTCTCCTAAAAGAAAATATAGATACCGACACAGTCCTAGGGCAGTATATCAAGGATCGTGATTTTATTTCTATTATACGCGGACCTTTAGGGTCCGGTAAGACTTATGGGTCTTGTCAGAGAATTGTTCATACAATTTCTGAACAATCACCTAATAAATCTGGTATTAGGAGATCTAGATGGGTTGCAATACGAAACACTTATTCTGAGCTATTCAGTACCACTATTAAAGACTTCCTAGATCTTTTTGAAGATTTAGGAATTTTTCGTAAAGGATCAGGTGTACAGCCGCCAGCTATGCATCTCAAGTTTCAACTTAAAGATAAGTCTATCGTGGAGGCCGAGCTAGCCTTTATTGCTCTTGACAGACCGCAAGCAATTAAAAAACTACGTGGACAAAACTTAACTGGTGTCTGGCTCAATGAGGTCGCTGAGCTAGATAAATCAGTTTTGGATATGGCATCCTTCAGGGTTGGTCGCTTTCCAAGCAAAGCGGAAGGCGGCCCATCTTGGCACGGGATATTAGGTGATACTAACTCCTACGATGAAGATCATTGGTTATACCAAATTGCTGAGGTGGAGAAACCGAAAGACTGGCATTTTCATGTTCAGCCTGGCGGGTTAATATGGGACCACGCGACTGAGACATGGTCACCTAATCCTTTAGCAGAAAATCTACATAACTTACCAGACGATTACTATGTCAAGGGCGCACAGGGTAAGGCGCATTCTTGGATTAAGACTCAGTTAGCCAACGAGTACGGCTCAGTAGAAGACGGGAAAGCAGTTTACAAAGAGCAGTGGCGAGAATCGCTGCATCTCAATGAGAATATTATTTATAACCCTGAAGAAGAGATTTTAGTAGGTATGGATTTTGGGTTAACTCCGAGCGCCGTGATCGCTCAGCCTACACAGCGTGGTGGCTTAAATATCTTAGACGAGATCGTGACCTTTGACATGGGGATACGACAATTTGCTACTAACTTTCTTTTGCCTCTCCTCCAAAAGAAGTATCGTGATGCACCTGCCGTAACTTTTGTTGGGGACCCGGCAGGTGCACAACGATCGCAAGCTGATGAGAAAACAGTTTTTGCAGAATTAGATGACTTAGGTATCTACTGTGAGCCAGCCAGCACCAATAAAACTTCAATCAGGCTCGAGGCGGTACGCTTCTTCTTAGAACAAATTAGAGATGGACGAGCTGCACTGCAACTTCATCCTAGATGTGACTACATTAGAAGAGCGATGAATGGTGGTTATAAGTATCGGAGATTACAGATTGTAGGGACAGAACGCTACGCTGATATTCCTGAAAAGAATAAGTTTAGCCATGTGTCAGATGCGGTACAGTATCTGTGTCTCCTAATGAAAGATAGTCTAGGATACAGTGATGCAGTCAAAGAAAAATTGAATCAGGTTATACAGAGCCAAATAGAGAGGAGAATGGTAGGATGAGTTTCAATATCACACTAGGTAACAACATGATTATTAAGACAGAGAAGGTAGATATTGCTGAGTTGATGTTTGACATCAAGAAGGGTAGAACACATACTTTACCTTCTGGTTTTGATCTTAATACGCGCATGGTTAAGACCATTGAAGAGCTAACAGAAAAAGAAATTTATACACCAACATTTAAGGAGACGACACACTGATGTATTATGCACTATTAAGTTCGGGAGACCGCGTAGAGTTAACTAAACAAGAGTTTGGCATCTTAGGAATTAAGATGCAACGAGGAATCAATAAAAACTTAGCTTTAGCAGACGGTGGGTTAGTAAGATCATCTGCAGTTATATACATAGGAAACGATCATGAAGGTTCCCCTGAGAAAGCTAAAGAACCTGAGAAAGCCAAAGAACCTGACGCAAAGAAACAAGCTGACGCTGCTAGAAAAGCTGATGAGAAATTAAAAAAGGCTAAATAATCATGCCAGATTTTTACACTGATTTTACAGAATTAACTGACGAAGACAAACTAAGTGAGATGAAATCACTTAGAGACGCTGCGTGGTACGCTAACTTAGAATGGTTAGAAGAAGCGCAGATGTGCCATAAGTTTAAAGCTGGGGATCAGTGGTCTGAAGATGAGAAATTTAAACTTCAACTTCAGAACAGAGAACCTTTAGTTTGGAACTACATTCATTCAGCTGTAGAATTAGTGTCAGGCACTCTAGCTCAGAATCCAGTAAGAATATACCCTTACCCTGTAGAGAGGTCAGATGACTTTCTGTGCGAGGTACTGGAAGACTTAGTAATTTACGTAGACGAGAATCAGTGCAACGCTGAGATTGAAGAGACAAAAGCATTTGAATCAGGCGTAATTACTGGTATTGGTGATGTTGTTATAGATGTGGGACCACACCCAAATAATCCAAATGAGTTAGAATTTACAGAAAATGCTTTGGAAGCCTACGAAGTACTAATAGACCCCATGTCTAAGAAAGCAGATTTGTCAGATGCTAGGCATATAATCTACGAAAAATGGATTACTATTGAAGATTTTAAAGTACGCTACACTAAGCATATAAAAGACATAGAAGAAATTTTTACTGTGGTAACCGACCCAAACAATGACCCAAGTGCTGAAACATACGACGGTGGTTACACAGAATCTCCATTTGAGTATTATGACGAACAAAATAAGCGAATCTTGGTAGTACATTACGAGTACCGTCAAGCATATAAAAGATATTACGTGCAAGTAGATGGACAGGAAGCTACAGAGATAGAGAAAGAACAAGCCTTAGAATTAAAAGCGTTAGGCCAGGTAGTCATAGAAATCTATGACACTAAAGTAAACTGGGTACATTATATTCATGATAGAATTTTATGGGAAGGAGAATCGCCAGTCTATGCAAAAGATTTTTCGTTATGTAGAATGCAGGTTTACATGGACAGATCAACAAGACAGTCATCAGCATATGGGGTAGTTAAGTTGATGATTGATCCTCAAAAGGAATGTAATAGACGCTGGATGCACGCGAATCGTCTTCTGGGGTCTCAAGGTGTAGGGGTTATGGCAGAGGCAGATGCTTTCCACGACATAAAGCAGGCACAGGACTCTTGGAGTGACCCCGACGCCATTACATTTATGGCAAAAGGCGGACTTAATAAGGTAAAAGAGAAAACAGTTCCAGATTTTCCCAACGCACCTATTCAAATGGAATCTTTGAATCAAGAAGCTATGAAAAGAATATCTGGTATTAATCCCGATTTAATGGGTATTGCACAGCAGAGAAGAGAACCTGGGATAAATTTAAAACTGAGACAGCAACAAGGTCTTACAATGCTGTCTAAGATTTTTAATAACTATAAAGCTATGCGTAAAGAAATTTATAAACGCAAACTAGAAGTTATTACAAGATATATGCCCGACGCGCAGATACGAAAAATACTAGGAGAAACAGAAAAATATACCTTCCAACAAGGTTACATTATAGACCAGAAACGTGGATTGGTAGCCCCGATAAGAGCTGTCAGAGATTTAGGTTACAATGTACGTGTAGAAGATGCACCTGGTGGTGTCAATAAAACAATGGCTGAGTTGTCTGTCATGCTAGAAATGATGCAA